AGCATCCATGCTCTCAAAAGAAATCATTTTTGATTGCAAGTAAGAATGCCAACCCAATACACCCAAACCCAAAGCTCTCTGTCTTTTAGCAAAGTTGTGTGATGACCGCATGAATGGGATATGCTCAGTCTTACGCACGTATTCTTCCATAACTGCATCTAAGAAATAAGTTAGAGTTTCTACAGCATCTGTTTCTTTTATCTCATCCCATTTCAAGAGATTGAGAGATGACAGACAACAAACAAAAGACTCATCCTCTGAGGAATGTAAGAATATCTCACTACAAAGATTAGAAGCGTGAATTTTAAGACCTTTATCTTTGTAGGCACTAGGAGCATTGGCATTAGCAGTGTCTGTGAAAAAAATGTAAGGATACCCCGTCTCAAACCTTTTCTTAACTATACTAGCCCAAATAGATCTTTTCTTCCGATCACCATCAAGCATGGATCTCATCCACTCATCAGTGATACAAACACCAAAAGACATTTCTTGTATTGAGTTCCCTTCCTCTCTAATTCTTAAGAACTCATTTATGTCTTCATGCTCCACTGGTAGATAAGCAGCAAAAGACCCTCTCCTGACGTTGCTTTGTGAAACAACAGAAGTGACCTTATCAAAAAGCTCCATAAAGTGGACGGGACCGCTGGAAGTTCCACCAGCAGATATGTCTGCACCTCTAGACCTTAAAGAACCAAAGTAAGCAGAAGTCCCCGATCCATGTTTGGTCTGCATACCAACTTCAGCCTGTTTGTCTAGAATAGCATCCATTCGGTCCTCTATGTAAACACCGTTACAAGATATGGGAAGACCACGTTCTCTACCAAAGTTAGCCCAAATAGGACTAGACAAAGAATAGAAGCCTTTAGAAAGATACTCCTCAAACTTTTCAGCAAAGCCCTTGACTTTCAAAAGCTTTTCAGCAGCCAAGGCAATATCATGCCCTCGCTGCTCCGCTGACTCCCCAGCTTGCAAATAACCTCTTTTTAAAAAATCTCTGGAGTCCTTGTTAAGCCACTTATATTTTTTCATCAAAAAAGATCGTCAGCATCAAATGTTTGCGAATTTTTAGAATACTCTACGGGACGAGAGTGGAAGAAGTCGGTAGCATTGTTGCCCATTAGTTCTTCCTCAAACCACATTGTATCTTCCAGAGAAGAAGTGTCAACGTCAAATGCAGAAGAAAAGCCGATTTTTTCTAAAGAATCATTGATACGATTTTTAATGAACTCTTTTAAAATATTAGCGTTTAGACCCTTTTCATTAAAACCATTTACCATCCAGTCAATTATCTTGCTCTCTGCTACGAAAGCTGCTTGCGCCTCATGAGCTATCCTTTGCTCAAGCTCCTCATCAAAAAGTTCTGGATGCTCGCTTCTAATAGTATTGATAATCTTGATTCCAGCAAGCGCATGAATATTTTCTTCATTTCTAGTATATTTCACCTGCTGCCCCGTGTCTTTGAGCACATTCCTGTAGCGGTTAAACCAGTTAACAATGTAAAACTGACTAAATAAAGATACATTTTCTACAAACAAAGTAAAAAGAATTAGTGCGTAAACATACTGCTTCTTAGAATCTTTGTAGAACTTATGGGTATATTTCCTTAAATACTTAACTCGCCCCTCGATAAAATCAAGCTTGAGGTTTTCTTCAAAAACATCCTCTAGGCCCAAAACTTTTAGAAGTCTTTCATAGGCATTATTGTGAATGACTTCCACATTAGCCATAACATAACCTAAATCAGTCAAGCTAGGATGGGGCAAGTTGTCCCCCAGTTTGCTCCAAAACTTCTTAACAGCCACCTCTATCTGCCCAATCGCAGATAAAGTTCTGATTATCATCTCTCTTTCATTCTCATTAAGGTTTACATTAAAGTCCTGAATATCACTGCTAAAGCTAAATTCCTTGTCGGTCCAAAACCCATTGTGCATCGCCTCGATGAACTCCTGCGCCCACTCGTAATGGTCGGGCTTCCTTGATACTTGCTCTTCAAAAATCATCTTAAAGGAGATTACACTTACAGAGCATCACCGTGATCGTCAATGGAAAAATTTCTGAAAATTTTGTATTGACATCTCAAAAGCGCTTGATTATAATTACCGTGAAACGGATTTAAGACGTTTTTTCTCCTGTTACGTTATTGTATAGCAATACGTTATCGTTGCCTATTACGTTTTATAAATATATTATAAAATAATGTATTTTTTTTGTTGAAAAACCAAAATTCGTTTTTATGATGAGTCTCAGTGCAAAGCGATCTCACATTAATTGACAAAATAAAAAGCGAGAACGACGATCAGAGTTTGATAGAATTAATAGATAGACACTCTGGGATTTACCATACGATGGTTAATCAATACTTATCCTCGCCACGATACAGCATCGACAAAAGACAGGCTGTAAAAGAAAAAGATTACGTAATCTACAATTCTGCGGTTAGCTTTGACCCTAACAGGAAAACGAAGTTTTCGACATATTTGGCAAATCAAGCTAAATGGAAATGCCTCAACATTCTTAACAAGAAGAAACGCGAGAATGAATACTCTATAGAGGAAATGTCTTTCAGCCAAGAACCTTCTGATGATTCATTTATAAAGCAAATAAACAAAGAGGAGGCTTTTTCTTTGTTCCAAGATATTTTAAATGAAGAAAAAGATCTTAGAGTTAAAAAGATAATTGACTTAAGGTATAACGTGGATAACAACAAACTCACCCCTTGGAGAAAAATTTCAGAATCTCTTGACATGAGTATTCAAGGGTGTATAAACATCCACAATCGGTTTATTAACAAAGTAAAAAAAGAACTTAATTATGTTTAATTCAGTAACAGCAGCGGCATATCTTGTAAAAGATCCAGAAGTTAGGAATACTAAGTCTGGTTCTAAGGTGGTTAATCTTAGAGCTGGCATCTCATCTGCAAACGCAAAAACAAAATGTTTTGTAGATATTGAGTTTTGGGATAAGACCGCTGAGATCGCAGAAAAGTATCTCACTAAAGGTCGTGAGTTTATGGTCCAAGGGGAGCTTTGTATGTCCTCTTGGGAAAAAGACGGTAAAAACTTTAGCAAGTATTTTATCAGAGGTAAGGATCTTCAATTCTTGAGTTCTAAGAAGAAAGAGGATTCTGGTAGCGAAAGTCAAGAGGATGATATCGAAGTGCCCTTTTAATGAAATTACTTTTAGAAGCTCCTATAAATAGGTTAAGCTTTGGTAATGTTTCATATAACTTTATCAGAGAGCTAAGAAAGCTGGATATAGATCTAGGGATATTTCCTATTGGTGATCTAAATCAGCTAGATCTATCTGCTTTTGATCCTGAAGAGGACACCAAGCAATACATCGAGGACTGTATAAATAACAGGTGGGACTATATAGACCCTTCGGTGCCCTCTCTAAAGTTATGGCATCTTAACGGCAGCGATAATAGAAAAAACCCATCTCAGTATCTTTATACTTTCTACGAGTGCAATCAGCCTACAAAAATAGAAAAACAAATAGCTCTTGTTCAAGACAAAGTTATCTTTAGTTCAAAATATGCAGCGGATCATTTTAGAAAAGCTGGAGTTGAACTAGCGACTAGTATACCCCTTGGCTTTGATGAAGATTTTTTTAGAACTGAGAAGACTTACTTAAAAGATACAGTCCATTTCGGTTTAATGGGTAAGTTTGAAAATAGAAAACATACTCAAAAAATTATTCGTGCTTGGTTAAAAAAATACGGAAACAATAACAAATATCAGCTGACTTGCTGTATTAATAATCCGTTTTTTAGTGATGAGCAAATGAAAGGGTTGATGAATGATACCCTGCAAGGACAACATTATAACAATATCAACTTTTTGCCACATCTAGAGAAAAACAGTGAAGTCAATGAATTATTAAATTCAATAGATATTGATTTGACTGGCTTGTCAGGGGGTGAGGGCTGGAATCTACCAGCTTTCAATGCGACTTGTCTTGGTAAGTGGAGTGTTGTTTTAGATGCTACATCTCACAAAGATTGGGCTAATCATAATAATTCTATTTTAATTGAACCCTCGGGCGAGATGCCTGTTCAAGATGGCGTTTTCTTCAATGCTAACTCTGCATATAATCAAGGAACATTTTATACTTGGGAAGAAGATGAGGCAATTGCAGGTATGGAAAAGGCCGAACAAAAAGCAGGACAACTTAACACAGAGGGTCAAAAGTTGGCAGAAGAAATGACATACTCAAAAACTGTAGAGCAAATTTTAGCTGTAATTAACGCATAAAATTATGGCATAAATAATGTTAAGTATTAGTATGAACTTAATTGAATCATTTTTTAATACAACAGATCACATGAGAACAGAACATCCAGTCATTGACGCAGGAGACGTTTACAAGATGGAGCTAGAGTTAGCTGGTTTTGGCAAGGAGGATGTTAAGATAAAAGTGCTTGATGATGTGCTTTATATTAACGCGAAAAACGATGATAGGTCACAGAAATTTAGGTTACGTTTAAACAATAGTGTTTCAGATAAACATATTGATGCAGAGCTTAAAAACGGTTTGCTTAAATTAACATTACCCAAAAAGGCTGTGGCTGAGAGCACCGAAATAGAAATTAAAACATAATGCCGATTTACGTATATAAACACCCAGAACGTAAAGAGTATAAAGAAGTCATTCAAGGTATGAATGATAAACATGTCTATTCAGAGGATGGCGTTGAGTGGAAGAGGGTATTTCTTTCACCCAACGCCTCCATTGATAGTTCTGTAGATCCTTTTAACAAGCAGCAGTATATTGATGCTACATATAATAAAAAAGGAACCGTGGGTGATATGATGGATTTATCAGCTGAACTTAGCCACAAAAGAGCAGAAAAAGCTGGCGGTTTAGATCCTGTAAAAGAAAAATTTTACAATAAATATTCTAAAGAGCGCAAGGGGGCAGAGCATCCAAGTAGAGTTAAAGAGCGTGGGTATGAAAGTAAGAATGTTAAGATAGAGTATGACTAATAATTAGTCCCACTTACTTTCAATCCTTTATTTTCTGTGACTTGGAAAGTGAAGTCAGCGTCAAATGTCATATTGCCATTTACAGCCATACCATAGTTGTAACTCGCTAATTTAGCATCCTCTATTTTGTAAACTAGCTTGGCATCTCCACTAGCTAACACTAAATCAAAATCATAATTTTGATCGCTATCTAGAACTCCTGTGAGCGCACCATCATTTAATCCAGATACCAATGAGGATACTTTGAATGACCCCCTAGCAGGTAGTTGTGCCTTTCTATTAAAGGCAAAATCATTTCCTAAGCCATAGTTAGATACTCTGGGTAAATCTACAGACATGTCTACCGATTGGATGAAATGAGTTCCAGATAGATTTTGCCCACCTACTTGTAAATTTTGCAGCGTAATACTGCTGTTGGAATCTGTTTGAGTTAAAACAACAGGGGAAGAATCATCTGGTGTGTTTGCTTCAAATTTAAAATCACATCTTCCTACGTTATCATTATTACCACCAGTTAAATTTATAGCTGGCGAAACCATTGAAGTGCCAGTTAAGCTTTCTAATACCACATTAGAACAAATGTAATTGGTTGATACGATTGGCAATGAGCCTAATGAATAACTTAAACCATATGTTGTAGGGAAGCAGTTCCCGAAAGCTATGACATCAAATCCAGTTAAATTGATAGAAGACTCGTCAAAAGTTAGCGTATCAAAAATATCAACACCTTGGTCTTTCCCTAAAAATCCATAAAAATTGTTAGAGTTTTGACTTACGCCAGAGAAGAAATTTGTAAATCTAGTGTAAACTCCCGCTTCTTTAATAAAATTAGAGTTGTATTCGTTTGCTAAATCAGGTTGAGCTAGATACGAAACGGTTAACTCTACATCTGGTTGATTCATCATGGATTCAACAGATAATTCTTGAGTGCCAACTTGCTTTAATTCCTGTCGTGGTAGTTGTATTGAGTAATTGAAATCCCTAACAGCCATAAAAAGTCTAAGCTCAAGGTCATTGGTGCTAAAAGAGTTGGCTGAGTCATGATTGACAGCCATCGCTACTATATTACTTTTTACTATGTTCCTAGCCATTCTATGTTCCTGTTGGGATTACACCAAGTGGGTCTTCTACAAGATCCACTGTTAAGTTGTTAGAATTAAATGCCACCCAAGTATGAGTCCAAGTGGGCGCATAATAAACTTTAGGTCTATTGTAAACTGAAGGTATCTGGTGTTCAAATCTTCTATAGCCGCCCTTTCTCTCTAAGAAATGGATCATACATTTTAATTGATGATCACTAATGTTAGAGAATGTATAACTCATATCAAAGGTAGAAATATTATCGTTAGTCTTTAACCTTTGTCTAAATGAGTTTTTATAATTTTGTATGTCAGCTTTTATATCAACATTATTACTAGTGCCAATGTCAGGCTCAAAGAAAAACTTTTGACTCCAAGCAGTTGACGCTCCAGTAGGACTATTAGATTCATTTGATGAGTGATCACCAGAACAATAATAAAAATTGTCTAACTTGTTTTGATTTACACCGCTAAAAACAATATCATACTTTTTATAAGATGTAGAAGGAGTCCAACCCTGAAAGGACACATTAGCAAAATTACCACCAGACCAATTTAGTAAAGTAGGAGCACCATCTACAGCTATGCTTACCCCTACTTCTAGGTGCTGATTGTTAATAAAATTGACAGCATAATTGTTACAAAAGCCAGATAAAGTTTTATAAGTTCTTGTGTCTGGAATAAATTCTATCTGCTTGTTGCCAGATTGACTTTCTAAAAATGCTACTAGCTTTCTTGCGTTTGTTTCATTTACATCATACCTAACATTAAACTCTGCTGTCAAACTATTGACTGACAATGGTATTGAATTAAAATAAAAATCATCTGTCACATAAGCGTTTGCCTCAGAGGAAAAACGAGCCTCAGATCCATATACTGGAGTTAAAGATAGATCATCTAACTCGCTTGGAACCGTTATCCCTGAGATATTTAAATCTCTATTATAAAATAAACTTTCAGCCATTACTGGTGTCCTACATAATTTAAAGTTAATCTTAATGAGCCATCGGCAGTAGAACTTAACTGTTCTGAAACTAAAGACGGAGAGGGAATAGAATATGTTTGTATGGTCGCGCCATCTCTTCCTTTTACGCTTAAAGTGACTCTTGAATTGCCTATTGGACTATCATTGTTTTTATCCTCTGTTAAAAAAGTATATCCACTTTTTGGCATAACATCGTCAATTTCAAGTTGAACACTAGCGTTATATGTTGTGGGTGATATATATTTAACGTCAGCTGGATGCTCTGATCCAATGGTATAATAAGGCTTATAGTTAAATGAGGCGTTATAATCAAAACCTATAACTCTATTGCTGGTAATATTATCACAAGTAATAGAAATAGAACCTTGACTTGGTATATCTATAGCGCTTGTAGCACTTCCTGATGCATTTGCACCTGACCTTAGCTCATCATAAACAACAAGACTATAACTAGTTTTAGGTATGGCCCCTACCGCACAATTGACAGACATACTAGTCATATAACCACTTTTAAAACCATAAGCCGCCCCTTCATAATTTAAACTACCACTAAAACTTTGCCCCTGCGATACTGATTCTAAAGGAGTATTAGAAATTAAATATCTTGATACAGATACTGTTTGTTGAGTTGGTCCTCCAACTGTTGTGACACCCGCATGATAACCTAAAGGTCTAGATACGTTTGCAGAATTACTGTAGCTTATATCTACAGAGTCAACTCCAGATATCTCCTCACCATCTATAAAAAAATGTGAGTCGTAGTTTAATTTTGATTCAAACATTTTATACTCTTCTCAGTGATCCTCCTAATCTTTTCTCGTCATCAATAGTTTGTCTTACAACATCTTTGATCTTCTTAGCTAGTCCTTGTTGTTGTTCGTCACCACCACCCTCTTGGTTTTCTGAGCCATCAGAATTTACAGTGATGTTTATGACAGTTTCTCCACTGTTTTGTGTCACAGCTATAAGCTCGTCCAGTCTCGCTACGACAGCTTCTTTGCCTTCGCCGCCGCCTCCACCAGCGTTTGCAGCCGCTAAGTTACCAGCGCCTATTCTCTGCGTAGCAGCAGCGTTCATAACAAACTCACCACCAGAGAGCATTGTAGGGACATTATCAATGCCAGCTCTTGGAGAAACATAACCACCAGTAGCAAAACCCCTCGACTCTACACCCATGTCTGGTGAGTTCCGAATTACCTCTGCTATTTGAGCGGCAGTCAGAGCAGTCTCATCTCTCCCAAATCCACCTGAAGGACCAGAACCGATTAACGCTCCTTGCTGCCGAGAGGGAAGGACCATTGAACCTCCACTCAACACATTTGAAGCGCCACCGACAGGCTGCGCTCTAAACATTTGAGTTTGATTTGGATTAGCTTTTGGAGCTTTACCAAAAATTTGGTTGGTGATACCTTTTAAAGCTATACCTGCGACTGCTGCGACAATAGATCCTAATAATCCTTTTCTTTGTTGTTTTGCTCTTTCTCTCTCCTGTTGTTCTAGTTGCTCTTGCCTTACAAACAGTCCAAATGCTGCGCGTTTAGATTCTTGTTCTCTTTGGAACATCGGGCTATTCGCACGACCAAAGGAGGTCAACCTGCCGCTTTGTGGTTCTAAGGATGCAAAGCCTAAGCCTCCACCACCACCTATGCGGTCAAAGGCACCTCCAGTAAATGATTGTGTAGCAAAGTTGAGCAAATCAGATTTACCTGTTATGGCTCCTTGTCCGAAAGTTCCTGGAGTAAAGAATCCACCAGTTTGCATACCGCCAACACGACCAGCATTTAAGGCAGCCATAAACTCTGGTCCGTATCTTTGAACAGCACTTTTTCTCATGACAAATTCACCACCAGTCAAAAGTGTCGGAACATCATCTCTTGTTCCAGACCCACCTCTAATCATGCCACCAGAGTTAGCAAACGCTAATCCTGTAAGACCACTAGCGGCGGCACTTATACCACCTCCGAAACCTCCCACTATGTCATCCACAGCACTCTGCATAAAAGCAGAAGATAATGTGTTGAAAAAGTTAGCAGCTGCACTTTGCAATACTTCTCCTAGATCTGCACCTCTAGCTATCGCATCTACCATAGCTGCACCTATGTTTTGAGCAAACACATTAGAAGCTTCAATAAGTTTATCGGTAAACTCAAACTGCCTACGCATATTTCTTTCATCGTCTATACTAAAAGGTGCTCCCCCTGTTAGTGATTCTTCAAATCTACCAGCTATTCTAGACTCTAAACCAACTGCCCTTCTTGCTCTAAGTCTAGCTATGTTAGACGTATTCGATTCTGCGTCTAAAAGCTGTTGGTTCATACCTCTAGCATTTGACACTCTTCTATTAATTAAAAGATTTTGTAATGATGTTCCTACGAAAACACCCGATAACCTTTCTGTTTCTTTTTCTAATTCAACACTGGCATCTGCTGCTTGTTTGAAGCTTCGTTGAGAATTAACAATACCATCTCGTATTAATCTTACATTTGCAATAAG